AGGTCAACCATGCTGACCCATTTTGCGCGAGAGGCCTGAGTAGAGTGAAGTTACTCGAAAACTCAAGTCATTGATTTTGCTTGCATAAAAGTAGCTGAAAGTAGCGAGTAGCGTCCCCGTTAGAAATGACTATTCCTTTTGAAATCCGACCCCCCTAACAGACACAAAATTTCGACCAAAAACGGACAAAGGGAGACACATAAAAAAAGACGCAACCTTACTCCTTCTACTTCTCTATTATTATAGAAAATTGTTATATATCAATCTCTTATATGATTTTTAAAAGTCGCGAGTAGCGTCCCGGAGACCCCAAACCAGCGCAGACCCTACTACGTCTACTTTCTTTCCTTGCCGACCAGAAAAAGATGGCCTATTCCTTCATGGTACAACCTGATCGCATGAAGGAATATGCACATGTCTGATGAACTGATCCATATCGCAAAGCGCGCCGCCGCTGACTCCCTCAAGGACGCCCGCACTGGTCGCAAGGCCCGTGAGGTCTTCGGCATCCGCACCTACGAAAATGGCAAAGCCGCCCTGCTGGTGGTGCCGTCGTCGCTGGTGCATGAAGGTGACAAGGCTGAATTTTACCAGTCGGCCTCTGGCTTTGCCATCAAGATGACGCCGGATGGTGACCGCTCGGTCAGCCACAAGAAAAACGCCCGGACGATCAACATCCCGGTCGACGTCAAGAAAAAGATCAATATCCCGGTCGGCACGAAAGACCTTGTGGTCGAGGATCGCGGCGACCGCCTTTACTTCTTCCCGTTCGCCCAGTTCGACGCGGCATAAACGAAAGGGGGCCAATTGGCCCCCTCCCTATTTCTCCCAAGGCGCTTTTGAAACGCTGATCGGTATTTTGGGCAACGCACCAAACGCGGTATAGGCGCGATCCGGGACGTCGATGGTCTTCTTGGTCATACGAACCTCCCGTCAAGGAACTCGTCCACCGGACGCACCCAGATCAGGCCGTCAGCGCCCGCATAGGCCACGCCCATCTCAGCCGTGGCTTCGATCACCGCCGGGAACAGCACGACGTACTGGTGGCCCGATTTGACGTGTGTCCATGACCCGGTGTCCGGGAAGTCAAACTCCCCGAACATGTTCAGCCGACGCTTATGCGTCCGCATCAAGGTACACCTTGGAGAACGGGAACGGCGTGTCCATGCGGTTCGCTTTGATGTGATGGAACGTCAGGCGGGCGATGTCGAAGGCCCGCTCCACGACCGCGCCGGGGGGCAGTTCGCTCTTGTCGTTCAAGATCATATCCATCGCAAACCCAGCCTCGTGGCTGGGTATGCGGTTCTTGACCTCTTGGATGTCGCCATACTGCGACACGACAATGGTCCGGTCGCCGTTTTTGATCAATCTCTTCTTGGCCATGCTGGCCTCCCATGATGTTGAAGAAGGGGCGCGAACGCCCCTCCCGGTTACGCTTTGCTCATGCGGCCCACGGCCACGCCGACGCCGTAGATGGCCAACGTGGACACGAAGTCGAACGCGAAGGGGAAGACGGTCTGGGCGGCAATCACCACCACCGTCAGGACGACGCCAAGGACGATATTCGGCATCAGGCAGCCATCAGGCGGTTCAGGTCAACCGACAGTTCCTTCGCCAGACGGTCAAGGACGACCTTCTCCTCAGGTTCGATCTGCCCGTCGCCCTCGGCCACGTCCAGCGCGGTCAACACAACAACCTGAGCCATTTCCGCGTCCTTGGCGACCTCTCGGATTTCTTCCCACAGGCCCATCCGGCCCACGCGCCCGCCGCCAGCACGCTCCAGCATCTTGTTGATGCAGGTCTCAATGGCAGCCTGATCGAAGCCACCAGCCAGCGCCTTGTTGGCCTTCACGGCCTTCACGGTGGCCTTCACTTCGCTGTCTTCGATCTCGCCATCAGCGGCGGCGATCAAAGCTGCGGCGGCGCAGACGGCTTCCAGAAAGTCGGTGCGACCCGACAGCTTTTGGACGGCGGCTTCGGCTTTCTTGCCAAACAGTTTTCCGAACATGATTTTCTCCCTCATGTGTTCAGGTTACGATGCGTCGGCGACGCGGCGGGTCTTCTGGTCGACATTGACCTCAAGGATGGTCGCAGCGGCCAGCAAGGCGGAGTAGTCACCAGTTTCCTGCGCGGTCTTTGCGAGGGTCAGGGCGGCGTGGGCTTCTTCCAGACCTTTGCCGACCGTGAGGTGGGCCTTGATCTTGATTTCGAGGACGTTGACGTTTGCCATGTGGTGTCTCCTACTCTGGCGTGGGGTTGAACTTTTCGACGGTATATTCGCCATAGACGTGGTGTTCGCGCTGGCTGGCCGTGCCGTCTTTCTTGATCTTGACGAACACTTTCGGACTGGTCAGGATGGCATCGCCGGATGATCCGCGCCTCTCCCTGATGGTGATCTTGTCACCAAAGCCGACACCGATCTCAGCCATCAGAGCCATGAAGGCGTCTTGCTCGGCTTGCAAGTGGTCGGTTCGGGCCTCTTCGGCCGCATCTGGGCCTCCTTGTATGCGTCATACGCGTCCTTGTTCAGGACATTGGTGATCGTGACTTTCATCAGAAGGGCACCTCCGGGCTGTGGGTAATGATGTTGGTGGACAGCTTTTCCATCATGGAAGTCAGCGGGTTCAGGAACTCGACCTCCATGCCGATGTTGCGGCCATGTTCGATCAGCTTGCCGACTGCTGCGATGAATGCATCGCGCTTGGCGTCAGCGATGGGCTGCAGATTTGCAACAAAATCATTTGCCTTTTCAAACGCGCCAGCAAATCCGTCACCGCACGAGCAGTGGATGAACTTGTCGGTGCATGAAGCGTGAGCATCCGTGCGGTATGCGATATGGACGGTCAAATCGTACCCGACCCAGCAGACCGACAGGTTGACCTTGGGGTTGTAGTACCCCTTGTTGATGATCACGGCTTCGAGGGCGTGGCAAGCGTTCTTGATTTCTTGCGGGTTCATTTCTTGTCTCCAGTGGTTGGTTGTCGTGTGGTTTTTCTACAGTAGCTTTGTGGGTAGGGCAACACTTAATTGTTGTTTTTCTTTATTCTCCACACCTCATCCTTGTTCCCAAACGCCATGCGCCGGATCACCTCGAACTGGTCCTCGGTCACCCACCACCTCGGCAGCCGGACATACCCGGAGTTGCGCAAGGCATCGCTGCCATCATCCTCAAATTTAGTCATTTTCGCGGCTCCGTAATGAGGGCGAGGATCATCGCGGCGCACTGTCCGGCAGGGCGGCGAGTGCGGCCTCAAGCGCGTCGATGCGGTCGGCGGAATCCCCTGCCGTCATACGTAGCAGTCCGCCAATTGACAGATCATCGCTCATTCGTCATCACCTTTCCGGGCATAAAATACATGGTCTCCCCAGACACCCACAAAGGCCATGTCCTTGGCCCAATAGGGGTAGCTGTCTGAGGTGTGGTAGTTGGTCGCCCCGGTGCAAAGCTGACAGCCGTAGAGCATCACCTCATAGGCGATGGCCTGAGCCTCCAGCCACGCGCTGATCTCCCTCGGCGTGTCAGACTTGCCGTCACTGGTCCAAGAGAATGCCCCCGGCTGGTACACGACCCCGCAGACGGTCTTGGGGAAGCCAGTCTCGTAGACGCGCTCCATGGTCACCTCCGCGACCATGCGCTGACCATCAGGGTCTTGGTCCCGTGCCTCGAAATAGACATTCAAGGCGAGGCAGGTTGCTGCTGCAAGGGTGATCATTTGTTGGATTTCCTTTTTGCTTTGGCTTCCATTGTCGCGTAAGTGGACGCTTCATCATCAAGGCCAGCCCTCTCAACTTCCTTGAGGAGAAATCCTAGCGCCCGGTGAACGGCCCTAGCATCGGAGAAATCCATCAGGATAGTCGCAAAAGCAGAGCCATTTTCATCAATAGCTTCAAGTTTTACCTCACCACACACAGTGGTCCCAACAGTATAACATTCATTTCCTTCATCATTGAAAATTCCCAATCTGCAAACGCACGATGCTTCTATTTTCTTTTTCATCTCAAAACCCCCAACGATCTTTGCAGATCGGCCCAATTCCAAGATCGACGCTGACCTTGTTCGTCAGTTTGCGGCCACAGCAGGCGCACTTCCCGGTCAGGCGACCGAAGTCGATGGCGGCTTTCAGCGGGTCAGCCGCGATACGGAGAAGCGCCGAATAGGTCAACGGCGAGGCGGTTCCAACCCGCTTGAAGTTGACGCCCTCAACCTTGCCCTGATACTCGTCACGATCCAGATCGACGACGTACAGCGCCCCGGCGTTGCGACCGTGTGCGGGTGCCAGCGTGATCTTGAGGCCCTCGGCGCGGTAGACCGGGCGGTCATGGCCGGAGGCGACGGCGGCATCGAACATCTGGCGGATGCGCGACAGGTCGACGGGGGCGACCACGGCCTTCGGCTTGGCGTCAATCTTGTCCATCATCGCCTCAGCGGCGATCATGTGGTTCGCGGTGATCAGCCGCCCACGAGCCATGTCGGTCAGGATGTCCTGCGCGAAGGTGTTCCATCCGGCGACAGTGCGGAGGCGGGCGGCGATCATTTCGTTGCGGTTGTCGGTCATCAGCATGGTTTCCCCTATCTGCTTGTGTGATAACCTCTAAACGCTTGTGGTTTTCACGTCAAGCAGAATGCACAAGTTTGTATCGTACGGTGATCTTTTTATTGTACTTGTGCTGTGACTTCGACTCTTCGATTTTTCCGGCTTCCACCAGCTTCTTGAGCATGGCTTCGATGTCCGGGCGTTTGTACTTCTTCTCAAGCCTGCGCAGGATCACCCCTGACGTCTCGCCGTCATCGCCATCGACCATCTGAAGGATCGACATGATCAGTGCCTGCTGCGGGTTGGTCTTCTCGTTATCGTTGGCCAGCACCAGCATCATCTTGGTGTCGATGTCGCGACGCACCAGCGCATAGGCCCAACGGACATGCTCCACGGTGCGGACGCCCTCCGGGATGGCGAGGATCAGGCTGACCTTGGACACCTGTTCGTAGCCCCGCAGCGGCAGCGCTTCCAGTCCGGTGCTTTCCTTGTGTTCGTAGGCCATCTTGTCGAACAGGTCGATGATGTTGTCCAACATCTCGCAGGCCTCTGGTGTTGTGGGTATCCTGATCCTCTCGCCGTAGTTCTCGACCCGCCCGGCGGTGGCACCCGTGTTGTCGAAAGACCCGCCCAAAACCAACTGCTGGAGCGTGTACTTCATATCCTCAGGCATCGGAAGTTTCTGCCAGTTCTTCTTCGTGGCTGGTGCCGTGTCGCGCTCCTGATTGAGGATCGCACGCCCGATCATGCCAGTCGTGGCAGCCTCATAGGTCACCAGTTCGTTGAAGTTTTTCTCGGTCGTATATCCCGTGATCGCGAGGAAGGGGCGGTCAAGCCCAGCGTCCAGAGTGTCCATTTGGTACGTAATGGCGGCAGCCCGAGCCACCAGTTTCGGTTTTTCCCCGTTCTCCTCCATGTGCTTTTCAATCTGCATCAGTTCCTTGCGCAGGTTCATCCTGATCTCTTCCTTGAGGTCACCGGACACCAACAATCGGCCATCGGCCTTGGAGTATGCCGACATCAGCAGGCCCAGAACGCCCTCCAGATATGAGGCACCAGACTTCTTTGCTCCGTTGATCTTCTGAAACAGGAAGCCGATCTCGTCCATCATGTAGAGGGCAGACTGGTGCCGTGTCAGGTTCCGGGCGATCTCCTGCTCCGACTTGATGGTGCCATGAACAGCGGCAGACATGCCGCAGACATCCAGCACCTCTGCCGTGGCCCCCAAGATGCCGTCCTTGCCGCTGCCCGACCCAGCAACGTTAAAGATGAACAGGTTGGTGGTCGCCCGGTCGCGGTCGTCGGTGTACTTCAAGCCGAACACCGCGCCCATCACCCAGATCGCCGACATAGATGCCAGCCTCTCGCGCTTCCGCCGGGTGCGGCTTTCGATCCACGCCGCCAGCCGCCCGGCAAAGCCCGGCGGGCGCAGGGGGTCGAACGAGGTGGTGTCGATAGCCTTGGGCGACAGGAACTCCTCCGGCGTCTCGAACTTGAACTCCCGGTCAGGCGTGAAGGTCACGGGCTGGATGTAGCCGCCCTGCTCCGCGTAGTGGACCAGCGTACCCAACGTGACCGGGTTGGCTGACCGACCGAAGCTGTGCCACTTCTGGGACATCTCGTTTGCATCGTACTTTGAGGAGTTCTGCGACCACTTGTCCCAGAGGGTAAATGCCGATCCACCAGTCGCATGGTGCAGCGCCATGCCAATTTTGACCCAGACCTCGTAGTCGTCGAAGTCCCGGACGTGCGACAGCATCTCCTCCAGATCACTCGGCGCAATGTCAACCGTCTGGCCGCCCATGTCGGCCCGGTGGCGCTCCGGCACCCGCAGCATCTCCAGCAGTTTCTCTGGCACCATGTCGATCTCGTCCGGCGACCCGGCGGCGATGGTGTACGGCGTCCCACTGGAATGCATCGAACCCGGCCCGACCACGAAGGCAGCGCCCGACTTGAAGTCCAGACCGGGGTAATCGGCCAGCTTGATCACCAGAGCGACACCCGGTGGTGCCTTGAAGTAGTAGTGGCGCGACCCGCCGCCGCTGCCCGTGTTCACGATCAGGCCCGCCCCGGCGATCTCCGGCACGACCTCCAACAGCTTTGCCAGACTGGAAAGCCCACCGTTCCGGGCATCGACGTCCACCACCACCATCTCGTACAGCGCCACGCCATACCCGGTGCGCAGGTGCTTCATCAGTTCCAGCGTCTCAAGCTGCTCCTCCGACCAGTGCGGCGTATGCTGCCAGTTCGCCACACGCGGGTGCTTGAACAGGCTCTTCTCTGGACACTTGGGGTTCCCGCACTCGCATTTCCCGTCTTTTCCACGGCCATACAGCCCAAAGACGCGAAATCCAGCCTCCCAAAAAATGCGGTATTCCATGCGTCAGGCCTTTGCCGGGAAGAGGTATTTGAACAGGAGGTCCACTGTCGAAACGGCAAACGTCTGGTCAGCATTGGTGGCGATATTGCGCACCGTATTGATGTGCAGACCGGTCGCGGCGGCAACTTTCGAGTACTTCCGGTCCTTCAGGGCGTCCCTGATCTTCGCCGAACGAGCCTTGATGTCTTCCTGAACGCTTGTGCTTTTCGGCATGTCTTTTTGTTCCTTTTGTTAACTTGGTATGTTGACAATCGCACAAGCGATCTCTAGGGTCAATGGTGTAGCAGAGGAGAAAGTGGAGCAAATGAGCGTCCTAGACCAAATTTCGAAACCCAAGCCGCGCCCGCTGGCAGTCACCATCATCGGTGAAGCGGGCCTCGGGAAGACCTCTCTGGGGGCGTGTTTTCCCAAGCCGATCTTCATCCGGGCAGAAGATGGCTTGAAGTCCATCATTCACAGCGCAATGCCTGACGCCTTCCCGGTCCTCAAGTCCGTCGAAGACCTGTGGCCCCAGTTGTGGGCATTGGCCAAGGAGGATCACCAGTACGAGACAGTCGTCATTGACACCGTTTCCACGTTGGACACGCTGTTCA